GAAAAAGCTATTACTGACAAATATGGCGAGGAAACTATTCAGAATCCAAAATCTCTTTGGACTGATGAGAAAGAAAAGAGATACATCAATCAGCTTAGAGATCTGTATGGTCAAAGATGCGAAAAAGAAGATCAAGAAGTAGAAGTTAATGGCGTTTTTATAGCAGAGAAACTAATTACCAAAGAATCTAAACGCTCTTGTCCTGTTTGTAATACTTATTCATTTAAATCAAATGATGATGTTTACATGGCTAAGTTTGAATGTTGTGAAAAATGCTACATTCAATGGGTTGAGGGAAGAGAAATCAGATGGAATAAAGGCTGGAGACCGACCAATGAAGTTAACAAATAAACAATTAATACGAATCATAAAAGAAGAGATCAAATCAGTTCTAAATGAAGAGCTCCCAGAGCCAATGTCCTTGGACGACCGAGGCATACTTGATAAAGGTTCTGAAACTATGTTAGCTAGACTCGAAACAGGAGAGATGACACTTGAAACTCTTCCGGATGAATCACTAAGACAACTTAATGGTTATGTCGAAAGAGCTGCTTATATGCCTAACGCATCACCAGCAGCACAATATTGGACAACCAAAGTTGGAGCAGAGGTTGCACGTAGAAACCAACTAAATCACTAGGAGAATTTAAATGAGCAATACAACATTAGAAATTATACAAGGACTCTCACAAGCAGCCTCAAACGCTTATGACGGCTCACACGATGAAAGGTTTTCCTATGATGGAGAATCTAGATCAATGGGCCTAAAAAGAGAAGAAGGTTGTCCGATATCGGACTCACGAGTTATAGACGGATTCAAAGTTCGTTTTTATGGAGACTCGATGATATTGACCTATCAGTCAGATGTCTTTCTCAAAGAAGTATATGCTGGTAAATTCGAACAAAACATAACTTCTATGATGAACAAAATCAAAAATTGGCTTCAGAAAGAATATAAAAAAGTAACAGGGAACTCAGTAAAACTAACTTCCAAAGGTGAACCAAACATCTTGGTTCAATCAACTTCACGAGTTCGAAGCTGGGTTGAAGCACAGCAGCATTTCAAAGTTGGTGGAATTGAATCTCTACCAATACTTGATCCGTCAATTGACTCAACAAGAGACGTAACAAGAAAATTCTTAGAACAGTTCACGGACAAACGTCCAAGCAACGACACACGCAAAAAAGGAGCGAACCAGAAATGAAACTTACAAACACACAAATACGACAGATTATCAAGGAAGAACTTGAAGGCATTATGAATGAGATGGATCAAGAAGACCCAGCCCAGATTGCTCATGACACACTTGATGCAAATCAAGCAGTGGGTACAAATGTTGGAGAACTTCTAGCAGCCGGCCTATCAGTTGAGGTAATCAAAGGTTTAATGGCTTCAGGGGAATTTCGCCTTCAAGATGACGGCGCAGTTGAAGATCCAGAATCTATTGTTAACTATGTTGATGCCCATCAACGATAGGAGCTTATGTCTCTTAAACTATCAAAGCAAGAAGTAATCAAAGAAATCCTTAAGAGCGGAAAAGATCCATTATATTTTATAAACAATTATTGTCGGATATCTCACCCTCTTAGAGGTTTAATACCCTTTAATACTTATCCGTATCAAGACGAACTTGTAAAGGACTTCAACGATTATCGCTTCACCGTCATACTTAAGGCAAGACAGTTGGGTATCTCAACGATCTCCGCTGCTTATGCTGTTTGGTTTATGTTATTTCACAAAGAAAAGAACATTCTTGTAATGGCAACCAAGTTCGGAACAGCAGCAAACTTAGTAAAGAAAGTAAAAATGGTAATGAAGAACCTCCCTCAATGGATGCAGGTAGCTACCATAACAATTGACAACAGAACTTCATTCGAATTGTCAAACGGTTCCTCGATCAAAGCAGTCGGAACATCAGCAGACGCTGGTCGTTCGGAAGCATTGTCTCTATTGATTATAGACGAGGCAGCACACGTTGACGGCCTTGATGATCTCTGGGCAGGGCTTTACCCCACTCTTTCAACAGGAGGGCGCTGTATAGCTCTCTCAACTCCTATGGGTGTTGGAAATTGGTTTCATCGAACTTATACTGATGCAGAGTCCGGAGATAATGAATTTCATCCTGTTTCTCTTCGTTGGGAGGTTCATCCCGAACGAGATCAAGCTTGGTTCGAGAAAGAAACAAAAAATATGTCTCGGAGACAAATAGCACAAGAGCTTGAGTGTAACTTCAATACATCAGGCGAAACCGTAATCCATCCAGACGACATTCATTATCTATACGAAAGTCAAGAAGAACCAGAGTATAGAACAGGTTGGGATCGAAACTTGTGGATATGGGAGAAGTATCAAGAAGGAGTTCCTTATCTTCTTGTTGCAGATGTTGCTCGAGGAGATGGAGCGGATAGTTCCGTGTTCCATTTAATGAGAACAGACAAGATGGAAATCGTAGCAGAGTATCAAGGCAAACCAACAATGGATCATTTCGCTCAAATTGTAAATGATGCAGGAAGAGAATACGGAGGTTGTCTTGTAGTGATTGAGAACATTGGTATCGGCATCGCAGCATGCGAAAAGGTTAGAGACCTTGGCTATCCAAATCTCTACTATTCAATCAAATCAACTCATGCTTATGTGAACTCTCTCGAGGGAGAATATAACACGAATGCTGTCATTGGTTTCACAACCTCAAGCAAAACAAGACCTCTCATTGTTGCAAAGCTCGAGGAATACATAAGAAACAAATTGGTTAAACCAAAATCATCTCGTTTATTCAAGGAAGTAAAGACTTTCATCTGGAATAATGGAAAACCTCAAGCAATGAGAAGCTATCATGATGACTTGATAATGGCTCTTGCAATTGCATGCTGGGTCCGAGATACAGCGCTTGAAGTATCCGAGAAAGACAGAATGTATCAAGAAGTCATGCTGACCTCAATCAAAACCTCAACAACAAGAATGAACACAGCCATCAAAGGAATGAGAGGATACACTGGTACGAAGACAGAGGAGTCTCTTCAAGAGTTTGAAAAAACATACAAAGATTTTGCTTGGATATTTAAGGGTTAGTTTGGCAACTGGCTTCTTTTATGCTACAATGAGACTAATTATAACGAAAAGGAATACACATGGCAAAATATAAAAAGTCGCCCTACAATCCACAATCGGACTTGTTCAAGGCATTAACAAAATTGTTCTCTGGGCCGATCACTCAAAGAAGAACACAAACAGGTCGCCAATTACGCCGACGACAGCTAGATGATTATGCTAATACATTTAAATCCGCTTCAGGTGCGCAGTTTAAGAAATGGGAATACAACCCAATAAATAATGTCACTCTCAATATGGTTTCAAATAGAAACCGAGCTGAACGTTATGTTGACTTTGACGAAATGGAATACATGCCGGAGATTGCTTCTTCGCTTGACATCTATGCAGATGAAATGACAACACACACAGCATTGCGACCAATGCTTAATATCAAATGCGCCAATGAAGAGATCAAGCATCTCCTTCACAACTTATATCACAATATTTTAAACATTGAGCACAATCTTTTTGGTTGGGCAAGAACAATGTGTAAATATGGAGATTTCTTTTTATATCTTGAGATTGATGAAGACATGGGAGTTCGTTCTGCTGTTGGGCTTCCGACAAGAGAGATAGAAAGACTTGAAGGAGAAGATACATCAAACCCAAATTATATTCAATATCAGTGGAATACGGCGGGCTTAACTCTGGAAAGTTGGCAAGTTGCTCACTTTAGAGTACTTGGAAATGACAAGCATGCTCCTTATGGAACGTCTGTCCTTGAGGCTTCAAGACGAATTCATCGTCAGCTTATTCTTTTAGAAGATGCTATGATGGCTTACCGAATTGTTCGAGCTCCTGAGAGACGGTTGTTTAAAATCGATGTTGGAGGAATCCCTCCACAAGAAGTAGAGCAATACATGCAGAAAGTCATGACTCAATTAAAAAGACACTCTGTTGTTGATCCTCAAACTGGTCGTGTAGACTTGAGATACAATCCTTTATCAATTGAGGAGGACTATTATATCCCAATTCGTGGAGGACAATCAGCCACAGATATTACAAACCTTCCCGGTGCTTCTTATAACGGAGGTATCGATGATGTTAAATATTTAAGAGATAAACTCTTCGCAGCACTTAAAGTGCCTCAATCGTATCTTACGATGGGTGAAGGTGCGTCTGAAGACAAAACAACACTTGCTCAAAAAGATATTCGTTTTGCAAGAACCATTCAGAGACTACAACGAGTAGCAATAGCAGAACTAGAAAAGATTGGAATCATACATCTCTACACTTTAGGATACAGAAACGATGATCTTTTATCTTTTACTTTACAATTAAACAATCCTTCAAAGATTGCTGAGCTTCAAGAGCTCGAG